ACTTTCAATACAAAGTATAAGACGATTACGAGGCTTACAGCGATTGATCGTGGTGGGCTCCAGGTCAAGGGCACTAGCATTACGAACTATTGTGAGAATAACTCTATTACCAGGTCTGTGGGACGGAAAGATCCAAATGAGTTTCTCAAGCGCATACTCGAGGGTGGCAAACTTGTCCTACGAAAAGTCTTTGATGAGATCAAGACGGAGAAGCCTCTTGCGTATCGTATCAACGAAAACACAATTCTATTGAGGGTTATATCATGAATGAGTTGAAGGATCAAAATGCACTTGACGTTAATATGCTAATCAAGTATGTTATGTGGTCTAGAGATAAGATTGCTGGAGGAGTTAGTAAGGAGAATGCCATCGAAGCTCTTTCTAGGTTGATTGATTATGATATTAAATTGATGAAGTCTATATCAGGAGTGAATAATGATGAGCAGAACTAAAGAATGTTTGATCGCCATTTTCTTTTTTGTGCTTGGTTTTATGACCGTGCATAATATGGCAAAGGCGGATGATGTTATCAAATGCTATCCCAATGCAGAGTTTATGAAGGTTATTGACGAGAAGGCTCTTGTCACTTTATACAACGGTGTAATTGGTAATAAGATGCATGAAGTTATGATGACTAAAGATCGTCATATGTATATCGTCGAGTATGATAAGGCGACAGATGGTAATGCTATGGCTGCAAAGCAGTATTGTGTTACTGGTATTTTGAATGACGTTACATTTAATGATTCAGCAATCGAGTTTCTTTCTCAGTTGCTTGACAAGTATAAAGGACAAAAGACATGAGTATTCTTGGACCAGATGGCGCTATTGCTGCTAGTGGTTTGCCAACAGGTGGCTTGGTAAAAAAGAAGCCAATTACTGATATTCGTATGGTTATGTTTCCTAAGATGATGGTTCATCCGGAAACTAAACAGATGGTAATGGTTCCTATGCAGGATCTTCAGTATCGTCGTGAAGGTAATACAGAATGGTTTTCTGTGGCTATTGAAGAAGTAGAAAAGCACGAATATAATCCGGAGAATAAGAATGAAAAAGATTTACATAGCAATAGCAATGGTGTTTCTTAGTTTTAGTATCGCTGGTTGTAATGTCAGTGATGAAGCTAAATTCTTCGAATGTCTCGCCAGAGACCGCACGTCAAATCCGTGCCATTAAAGATAAAGAAATAGAAGCTCCTCATCCTTGGATAGAAGAGTTTGAAAATCAAATTTCAACAGAATAAATAATTTGCTTAGAACGTTGAGAGGAACAGCATAGACGTTACGGACGTGGCTTCGATGCCACCACCTCCACCATAGATACATAGCCCAATGCTTCAAGGGTGTCCAGGATTAGTGGATAGCACCGTTGAAGGGAGACAGACAACGGAGGGGTTTCGCAAATCCATGTGTCTGTAGAAAAGGGAAGCGACTGTGTATCTTTGATGGGGGTGAAAGGGATTCGACGGGCGTAGTAAGGGTTCAAGGAGTTCGAAAGCAACTCGTAGATGCAAACGATAATGATGCATCATTTGGAGTTTATGCTCTAGCGGCATAATCCATTGGGTTTGGCAACTGCACCTAGAAACAGAAGCATGTTGCATACACACAACACACAAAGGAGTATTAAAATGGATAAACAATCACCATACGAACTTAGATTTAATTTTCTAATTTCTGCAAGAGAATATTTGGAAGCAAAGTTTCACGCTGATCTTGAATTATATGAACGAAAGATCAGCACAGCTGTGCCATCTTTTCCTACAAAAGATGAGATTTTCGAATTAGCTGAATCCTATAAACAATTTGTAGATAAGAAATAAATAATAAAGGTTCTGCAAGTCTCCTTTCAAAAGACTTGCTTTTTCATTCATGATGGGTTATAATACTAATAATGGCTCCGTAGCTCAGCTGGATAGAGCACAAAACTTCTAATTTTGGGGTCGTACGTTCGAATCGTACCGGAGTCGCCATCCTTAGGAGAACTAAATGTCAAGACACAATCACTGGTTCTGGAATAGTTCTTTCGTTAATGCAATTCACCAAAATCTATTACGCTTAACTTCTTGGATCTGGAAGAAACAGAACCACAACCACTAGGATATATTATGAAAAGATTGTTGATTGTTCTCGCTGCAGTTTTCATTTCAACTTCAGCGTTTGCAGATTATCATGTTGTTGTTTCTAAACGTCATCAGTCTATGTCTGTTTACCAAGATGGAGAGTTGATCGAGCAGTGGCCAGTATCTACTGCTAGAAAGGGTTATTACACCCCAACAGGAACTTTTCATCCTTATTTTTATCATCTAATGCACTATTCAAAGAAGTATGACAATGCGCCGATGCCACACTCTATTTTCTTTTCTGGTGGATTTGCTATCCACGCTACTCCTCATACAGGTAATTTGGGGCGTCCTGCTTCTCATGGTTGCGTTCGGCTCCATCCTTCTAATGCTTCTACGCTCTATAATATGACCAAAGGCGAACCCACGACAATCACAATCAAGGATTAGTTCTATGCATATTAAAGAGACTTATTCATATTCTCACGCCAGCACAGTAATGTGGTCATTACAACAGGAATTGAATAGAAGTAAGGCTCTACGAAGCAATGATACCCACATACAGGAGTATCTAGAACAAAGAATCGCTGAATTGAAAGAATATGAAAAACAATGCTTAAAAATTCAAACTTCGTAGAAGAAGTAGAAAAGCTCTGTAGAGACAAGAATATAGAATATATTGACGCTGTTGTCTTTTGGTGCGAGAAGAATAATCTAGAAATTGAGACTGCAGCCTATTGGATCAAAAAAGATCCGGTAATGAGGTCTAAGATTCAGTTAGAAGCTGAAAATCTTAATGTTCTGAAGCGTGGAGCTCGCCTTCCCATATAAATACTAGGTTCAACCATTGTTGGAGGCGTTTATGCGTATACAGACAATCGGTCGACCATCGCACGTATCATTGGGGATAATCAAAAAAGCGATATATTTCTATGGTAAGTACTTAATCGGGGGCGGGAAACTATTTAATAACATCCGTTTGGTAGTAAAATTTGAGAAATTTACGAATGAAGACGGGGATTATGCTTATTGCGATTGGACAGACGACAATAATAATTGCAGAGAGTTTCAAATAGGTATTGACCGTGCCCTTAGCAAGAAGGAGACTCTTCTTGCGCTCGCTCATGAGATGGTTCATTTAAAGCAATATGCAAAAGGTGAGATGAAAGACATTTGGCGTCCCGTACGGATGGTCAAATGGCAAGGTGAGAAGTATCTTCACGAAGAAATGGACTATTGGGAATGTCCTTGGGAAATCGAGGCATATGGTCGTGAGAAGGGATTATACTTCAAGTTTTTGACTTATTTACAATATGGAGAGCCTGAGTCGTTATGTCGTCGTTCGAAGCATATAAAGATTACAACTCCAAAGAAACAACCTGAAATTCCTTCTTCAAATACTGGAGATGTTTGATTTTTTAATCATTCCAGGAACCCAGTTTTTTGGCTTTTGATTTGGTAGACAACAAACACATTTGGTTTCTTCTTTATTTTTGAACCATCGTTTACCTTTTTTGGCTTGTGAGATTGCTTGTTTTCTGCTTTCCGAGGCTGGACCTATCTTTTTGCCAATTTTTCCTAATGATATTGCTCTTCTATCAGATTCCGGTCTCTTTTTACCTTTTTTGGAAATAGATATTGCTTTTTTATGAGATTCGCTTCTTATTTTTCCTGTGTGCAAAGGAGGGTTGTCTCCCCCTTCTAATTGATTTAGAAGTATGCCGCCAGATTGTTTTCTACCATACCAACGAATCATTCTTCTTTCTATAGAAAGAGCTCCTATTTCGGTAAGATTTGTTTCTAAGAATACAATTTTGGATTTGTCTTTTGGGGTGGAAACATTGGTATGTTTGCAATAGGCTCTGTTACCTTTGCCTTTACCAATATAATATGGAAGATTTGTGGATTTGTTAATATAAGCGTAAACGTAATAAATATCCATGCTGATACTCCTGGTTAGTATTAGAGCCCATGGATGTTGACGCATCGCGATGGGCAATATTATTTAGGTGAAACATGACTGCTTTTGATGCTTTTAAAGATTATATTGCTTTAAAAAATCATTTTAATAAACTAAATTATGATTATGTAAAATATAATGGAAAAACAAATACTTCATTAAATGCATTTGAGAAGCGTAAGGATAAGGTGTTTTTTGAAAAACTATCTAAGATTGAAAATGTATGCGAGTTTCTTATTGCTAATCTTAGTGTTGATCCAAAACTCTGGATCCGTGAGCTCGCATATTCAGAATCTGCTCAAGTAACATATCAAAACTGGAAGAAGCGTAACCAGTCCCTTACATACAATTTTAAAACAGATTTTAAGAAAATTCTAGAAGAACCGAAGGGTCAGCAACATCCTGCTGCCTTACGGTTATTTCTGGCCAACGAGATCAGTTTAGAGTCTCTTTGTATTTTTGTTGAAATGACAAAGGCATTAAAGCAATGGGACGATAAACTTGAATACGACCCGATATGGGAAGATATCCGATTGAGGGTTGTGAAATATACTCCATTTATAAAGTATGATCGTGAAAAAATAAAGCAAGTAATGCTTGACATTATGAGTGATATGGAGTATACTAAATAATGTTGGGTGATACAAATGCCCATCATACAATTGTTATACATCGTAATACGGAGATTATACATGGTAGATTTTAAGTCCCTCAAGGCAGCTTCAGGTAAGAAGTCTCTCGAATCCCTAACATCAGAACTCAATAAGCTATCAGGCGGCGAAGGCAAAGGTGCCGATGACCGTTTCTGGACGCCAACAGTCGACAAGGCTGGTAATGGTTATGCTGTTATTCGTTTCCTTCCTCCGCCAGCTGGCGAAGATGTTCCTTTCGTTCGTATCTTTGATCATGGTTTCCAGGGTCCAGGCGGATGGTATATCGAGAACTCGCTGACCACTCTTGGTAAGAGCGATCCAGTTTCTGAGTATAATTCTAAGCTCTGGAACTCTGGTATTGAGGCTAACAAGGAAATTGCTCGTAAGCAGAAGCGTCGTCTTCACTTCATCAGCAATATTCAGGTTATCAGCGATCCAGGCAATCCTGCTAACGAGGGTAAGGTTTTCCTCTACAAGTATGGTAAGAAGATCTTCGACAAGCTAAAGGAGGCAATGGAGCCTCAGTTTGCTGACGAGGAAGCAATCAACCCATTCGATCTTTGGGCTGGCGCTCCATTCAAGCTGAAGATCCGACAGGTTGAAGGTTATCGTAACTATGATAAGTCAGAGTTTGGTAAGCCAGAGGCTCTGTCTGATGACGATAAGGTTCTGGAGCAGATCTGGAAGAGCGAACATTCTCTTCAGGAATTCCTAGATCCCAAGAACTTCAAGTCAGAAGAGGAGCTACGTGCTCGTCTAGCAAAGGTTCTTGCCGAGGATGCTCCTGCAACGAAGCGTAAGGCAGCTGAGAATACTGAAGTTCCATGGCAGGATGAAGAAACTGCTCCGACTTTTAAGGCGACTCATGCGCCGAAGTATTCTAGCGACGACGAAGATGACGATGAGTCATTGGAGTTTTTCAAGAAACTCGCTAACGACTAAAATGAAGAGGGAGCCAAAAGGCTCCCTTTTTTATTATCCTCTAGACATTCTAGGTTTAAACAAATTCATTTCTTCGTAATGATTGCCACCAAGCATACCAGCCCAATCTGGCCACTCAATATCTCCTGGCATATTATAAGCAAATCCAGCTTGATTTGAATTATGCATTCTATTTGGTTCTGCATTGACTTGTGGGGTGTGCGAAGAAACTTGAGCTTCTTGAACTGTTTGTTCAGTAGCTTGCGAAGTAACTGCAGCTTGGTTTAATGCTTGTGCGTTCAATGCTGGCATCGATGGTGTTGATACTAATTCTGATTGTATAGTTGAGGCAATCATTGGTAGTAACATTCCTGCAATACCACCAATTCCTCCACCCATCATTCCTGGTATCATACCCATCATTTGACCCATCATATTTGCGCCAGCTGGTGGGGCTGCAATTCCGGGAGATATAGGCGCTTGTGCTACTGGTTCAGCCGCCATAGGTGTAGCTGCAGGCGGAGCAGTAGATGCAGTAGATCCAGCGGCTGGAGTTGCTCCTTGCATCGCTCTTTGTTCTGGCGAACCTGCTATTTGATATGTGTCTGGAACAGACTGCGCCCCACCTTTTGGAATTTCAGCATGTAGATGATTATTATGACCAGCAGCTGCATATGGTCCGCTTTCTCTCCAATAAACTTTATATCCTAGTCTAGTCAATTGTTCGGCTAGTTGATCAAACTTGGCTCCCATAACAGGATCCTTTGCTTCAACGTTACCTTCACCAAAATTGATATCAATTGCTCTGCCTTCATAATGCGCCTTACCTTTATGAACAGGTTTAACGCCGCCGAACTGCGGATGTTCAGAGATACGCATTCCCATTTTTTCTAGAGCATGACCAAGAGCAACAACATCACCAGAAGGCAATGAAGCACTTACTTGTTCGCCATGTTTATGATCCTCATGAGCAGCGCCACTTACTGGACCATGACCGCCTTCTTTGCCTATACGTTCTGTTCGAGGATCATTAGCAGAAGGAATTGCTTCAGGCGCTGACACTGGAGTAGCAGATGGGGTTGTTGTTGGCGTAGTTGTTTGTGGAGTGGTTGATATTTCAGGAGCCTTCATTTTAGAAGTATCAACGTTTATTCCTTGAAACTCTCCAATCCCAGCAGTCTTACGACCATACCATTGACCCCAACCTTTTTTCTTTGCTTCATCAAGAGCAAAATCTATTTGTTTCTGAAGAGAAGCAGCTGATCGATCTGTTGCTGGGTCAATACCTGTTGCAGCTTTAAACCTATCACCAAGACCTTCTGGGCCACCAGTGCCTTTACCAACCAATAATTGGAATGGTCCATATGAAGGTTCTCTTTCCATACCCCATTTTTTGCCTGGAGCCGATGATCTATATGTATTCAAACCTTCTGATTTAGCGATACCAACAGCTGTTTCAGGATCAATTCCACGTTGTATGGCAGACTTTCTGATCATGTCTGCCACATTTTGTCTGCTTAATCCAGATTGTTCGTATCCAGAACCGCTGCCTTCTTTTACTTCTTGTCTACCTAGACCTCCACCGCCCATAGCACCCAGAGCTGTCATTCCACCACCAGCTACAGCAGCTCCAACTCCCATTAATGCTAGTTGCTTAGCAAAATCTGTGCTTAGATTGGAAATACTTCCCAACAACCCACTGCTAGTATTATTCATAATGTTACGGTTTAAAGATTCAATGTCACCGCTGAGAATACGAGTGTTTTTGGTAACATTGCTCATCTCGGTGCGCATAGAATTTTGTATTTCTAAAGACTCTCTGAATAGAGAATTTAGACTGTCAATTTTGTTACCAGTTTGCTGAGACTCAGAAACCATTTCCTCAAGCACATTATGAAGATCTGCGATATCTTCTCTCTGTGCTTTGAAGGTTGTAGAAATATCTTTGACTATTCTGCTGAGATTAGCGTTGCTGGCATTGGCTGCTTGACGGAATTCGCCTGCAGTTTCAACTCCAGCATTTCTAATGCTTCTAGATATTACCGCTAATTCTTCTGCTTCTATGGCCATTTGTTATCCGCTGCTTTTCTTTTTAGCTTCTTCTACTTCTTTTAAGTAGTTGACGAGCATTTGAACGTATATATCTCTTTCAAAGGGTATCATAGATTCTATTTCACTAATTGAATATTTATGGTGCTGAGCCAAAGAGAATATAGTAGCAAAATAATTAGATAATGTACTATGACTCAGCGCCACGTAAAAAAATCGTTTAACGAAGACAATACAATTTCACGATCGTTCCCAAGTTCATTTTGATAGATTATCTTGTATTCCATTCTAGGAACATTCAACAGGAAGTTCTGGACCTGTTCAAAGGTCTTGATATTCAGGTTTTCCAGGAACTCGTTCAGTTCTTCTCTCTTATAATCTTTGCATTCATAAATCTGATCTTCAAAATAAATGGAATCAATACATCTAATGATAAGTTCAAACATATAATCTTTTTCTAGATTCAAGAAATCAGTATCATCATATAGCGACGCCGAAGGGTATTTCATTATAATACCTGACTGTGGCGTTATTTTTATCTTGTTATCCAACTTCTTTGGATAATTGACCTTAACTTCGTCTAGATTGATGTCAAAGTCGTAAACCTTCTTATCCTCTGAATCTCTATAAGAAACTTTAACCACGTTGTCTACAGAAACCGAGCGGAGTTTTAAAAAGATAAACTCAAGGTCAAATAAAGCTAGTTTACCGACATCTAGTTTTGGATCAACGGAACAGTTATTAACTACCTGTTTAATAGCAGAAAGGATATCAGCTTGGTTATCGCTTTCCTTTGCCATTAATAATAACTTTTCTTCTTTGACCAAAAAGGGTCTAAACTGATAGTCCTTTTTCAAAGAAGGAACATTCACCTTATATACAGGGTAGTCAATTTTCGGTAATGACATTAATATACTCCATCATTAATTTGTTATAGTGTCTCTCGCAGTTCCTGTTCTTAGATTGGTTCTTTGTTGAGAGTTGGTTGCTTGCACGGTAGAATTTTCTATAGTGTATTCAGTGTAAGCAATTGAAACGTTGATTTTCATAAGATTCGAATCGCCCCAAGAAAGAGGAAACTCTCTAATAGCTGTCGGAAAGGCGTCAAATAGATTAATCTTTTGGACTATATTGCCATAATGATCATATATGAAAATACACATGGTTGTTGCATAATTTTCTTTGTATTCTGCAGTATAGTTCGGGGCGGTATTGTTTGTTGATGATCCATTAAATTGGAAAATTGCTCTGGTCCACTGATACCAATATTGCCAGAATTCGCAATAATGATCGCCAAGCATTGATAAACTTACTTCTTGGAATTGGGCGTTTATTGGCATTTTCTGAGTTGGGCCAATACCGAAACGGTTTATGTCAGCCGTCATAATAGAAATACCAGGAGCTCTAACCTGGTCTATTCTGAATTCCATATTTTTGGCGATTTTATATATCGCTGTTGGTGTGCCTTGGTTACTAAGAACAGCGTTAGACAAAATTCTTGGGGTCTGTATCAGAACAGAAAATGAGTTATTATCTAGATAACCAAAGTCCCTTAAATTCGTTTGATAAGCGTTTATGTTAAATGGCATTTTTCGTCCTAGTAAGGTGGTGAACCAGCGTATCTTTTGTTACTGTTAACTTTCCATCTTTGAAGCGGTAACACAGCAGCCTTTTCCCAATCTGAAGGATCAACTTCATGGAAAGAACTTCTAACGTGCGAAAAAAGGTATCTTTTCACGCAGCCCTCAACGCCCTTTAATTGGTTTGAATAACCTCTTAGATATTCATAAGAGATACTCAACCTTTTATTCTTGTTGTATTTATTTTCATCTGTCAAATCGATAAGAGAATTCAAAATCTTAATTCTACCCAACGGAGGCAGATAATGTAGGTTTATACCTAGAAACCCATTCAGATACATTTCAACGGGCATAGTTAAAGGGAACATATCATAAAAAGGTAACTTGTCTTTATATTTTGGGTCATACATATAAAGGAACATGCCTCCGATAAAAGGCATAGAGGACTTTTTGAAGATTTTATTGGGATCGCCTTTTGTTTTATTGGCCTTCAAATCTTCAACAGAAGCCGAAAACCAATCTTGAGCCGTTGTTGATTTATCAGCTATCGCCCTAGAGCTGGCTTTGATAAGACTATTAAAAGTGTTTGGCATTAAAACATAAGTCCTAGTTCTTTTTCTGTGATGATAACAAATTCATAACCACGATCTTTACAGAATTCTCTTGCAGCTTTCCACTTAGCAGAATTTACACCCCAAGTCATAACCTCGTTCAAATACTTTCTAGACTTTTTTTTGGCCTCGGTAATTGTCGGCGGTAAAGTCTGAGCATAAGGTTTGATTTCAACCACTATGGTTTTAGAGCCTTCTTTAGTTTTTCTCCTTACCACAAAATCAGGGTAATATCTATGAATCCGATTGTCCACCGGAGACCTGTAAGGAATTATAGTTTCCTCGCTTTGCCACCATACGACATCTGGGTCTTTGTCTAATCTTGCCATATAGACAAATTCCCATCTACTTCTATAGACAATATTTGAAGTATCACCTTTGTATTTATTGGGGTTTAGTGGTTTAAAATAACCTTTAGTTGTCGCCATCTTGTTTCAGTTTAATAAATAAGGTAAAGTAATATTTATTACAAGATTAAGGGATACTATGGCTCTTACACAGAACTTTCCGCAACCGCCCGGAAGATTTAACAGACAATCAAAAACTTTCCCTGAGGACTTGATTCAGTCTAATAGAGGGTTTTATACTAACATCAGCTTGGTGAATTATGAATACAGTTTGGTGTCAAGCGGTTTAGGAGCTATATCATATGGTGGTGGGTTCAAGCTGCCAATTCCAAGAAGATTAAACGATAATGAAGTTATCTTGTGGGAAGAGTGGAGTGCCACTAATGAAGTTGGCGGAATGGCTTCACAAGCTGCCGCACAATACTTAGGTAATTTTGGTAGCGCCTTGCTTTCAGGTTTGAGCCTAGGAATGAAAGGCGGAGAAATAGCATCAGGTAGTGTTGTCAATCCTTTCATGTTTATGATGTTCAAAAGACCCGGATTTAAAGAATTTACATTAAGTTGGACTTTGGCTCCAAACACAGAAAGCGAATCAGAGACTTTATTGAGTATAATAAAAGAATGCAAGGCAGCTGCATTACCTAGTACCACTGGAATTTGGGGGCTACAGAAATACCCTAAGATTGCTTTGGTATCATTTAAGCCAGAGAAATATCTATTCAAACTGAAGCCATGCGCCATCATATCAGTTCAAGTTGATTATAATGGATCAGGAACTCCATCTTTCTTTAGAAGTGGAGCACCAACAGTAATCAACCTTACATTGCAGTTGAAAGAAATTCAGCTCTGGACTTCAGAAGAAATAACCTAAAGAGTAAGACATGCCACAAAGATATTTCGACAAATTCCCTGTTATAACCTATGCTAATAATCAAGCCATAGATATTACTAGGCGTGTTACTGTTTTAGACAAAATCGAAACAATTCCATTTGTTTATTATCCTTATGAAATTACCGACAATGAAAGAGCCGATCAGCTAAGTGCTAGATATTATGATGATCAATATAAAAGTTGGATCCTTTATATTGTAAACAAAATCGTTGACCCATATTATGAGTGGTATTTACACGAAAGAGAAATGGTCGATTTCTTAGACAAGAAATATGGTTCTTATTATAACGCTCAATCTAAAATTAAACATTATGTTAATAATTGGGTAGACGGAGATCAGCTGACAATTGGTGGATATAATGCATTGACTCCTGGCATGCAAAGATATTGGGAGCCTGTATTTGGTTCTAACGGAAGAACCATGTCATACAAGAGAAAACAGATTGATTGGAAAACTAATACCAACAAAATTGTTCAGTACACCGTCAGTAATACTTCTTTCATAAAAGATGAAATTTGTTACATAAATTTCAGTAATGAGAATTATGGAAGAGGACAGGTGTTGTCAGTTTCTAATAATAAAGTTTCTATTTGTCATGTTAGCGGAGTATATAAAAACAGTGCAACAGTTTCTATAACTTCTAACAGTTATATCTATGGCTCTGAGAGTTCGGTAAACACTGTGTTTACATCTTCAAATGTAGTTTCTTCCAATATACCGGCAGAAGAAGAGGCGTATTGGAAAGCTGTTACTTACTTAGAATTTGAAGAAGATAAAAACGAATTTAATAAAACTATTAGAGTT